ACCTATTGAAGAATGTAAGTATACACCTTTACCAATTGACTTTATTAACAAGTACGGAGCATGGCAAAGAGAATGGTTTTTCAAAGCAAGTTATGATAATATCGAAATTCAAAATACTGAATATAATTTAATGCCTAATGTACTTCCTAGTTATTCATATAGAGAGGGACAAACAAAAACATTTAACACGAACGCAAAAGAAAGTATAAGAGTAAATACGGGGTGGGTAAATGAAAACTTTAAAGCAACTATTCAAGAGATAATGTTGAGTGAAAAGATATTATTAAATGACTTGCCTGTAAGATGCAAAACTAAAAACATTGAAAAGTTTAAATCTATTAATTCAAAAACTATTAACTATACTTTAGAATTTGATTATAATTTCAACACTTTAAACAACGTATTATAATGAGAAAAGTCGACTTATATATTGAAACGGTTGAGAATAGTGGAAACTACTCTAAAATAGAATTGTTTAATAACGAAGAAATAACAGTATCTAGTTCGATTCAAAATGTTAACGATATTAGTAAAATATTTACAGACTATTCACAGTCTTTTACAGTCCCGTCTAGTGTTGTTAATAATAAAATCTTTGAACACTTTTATAATAATGATATAGACACACTTTTAGACCATAACCTACGTAGAAACGCTTACATTGAAATTGATTATATACCTTTTAGAACAGGCAAAATTCAATTGGAAAAGGCAATGGTTAAGAATAACCAAAACGAAAACTATTCGATTACTTTTTACGGCGAAACACTTTCATTAAAAGATAAGTTCGGGGATGCTAAATTAAAAGATTTAGATTATTCATTTGTAACCACTACATATTCGGGTTCAGCAGTTCAATCGAGAATTACAGACACTACGGATTACGATATGCGTTTTCCTTTGATTAGTTCACAAAGACGTTGGACGTATGGCGACACAACAAGTACAGATATAAGTATTCCGGGCGGTCGAATAAATTACACTGAATTATTTCCTGCTTTAAAAATATCTAAAATCTTTGAAGCAATTGAGAATAAATTTAGTTTAGACTTTCAAGGATTGTTTTTGACTGATAAAAGATTTACTAATTGTTTTTTATATTGTAAGAATAAAGAATTATTTGAACAATTTACAATATCCGAACAAATAGACATAACAAGTTATAACACTTTTTTAGATTCTAATTTGGGGTACATACCTTATAACACAACTAATAACACTATAACAATAAAAGATTCAAATATAGCAAATGGAATAATAGAAGCAAATATAACTATTGAACTAGCAATATATAATACGTCAGATATTTACGCTATATATTACATAGATGTTTATGAAAATGGAACATTAATAAACACAATAACAGGCAGCGGCGACAACACGTATCAAATTGCGACAATGGATACTACTAACACGATAGGATTAAGCCGTGATTACTATTGTTTTGTAAGAAGTAATAGAGCGTTAAATTTTGATAGTAAATATAATATTGTAAAGTATGAATCATGGTATCAAGACGATATAACTACGGCACAATTTACATATGTAATTCCAAGTGTTAATGCAAATCAGGTTCAAAACTTTTCAGATTTAGACCTTTCGTCTTTAATGCCTGACATGACTGTTTATGATTTCCTTTCGGGTATATTCAAAAACTTTAATCTAACGTGCTACGCAAAAACTTCGTCTATATTTCAAATTGAACCTTTAGAGGATTGGTATAATAAGGGACGAATTATAGACATAACTAAACACACAACGACTGAAGAAATAAGCGTTTCACGAGTTCCACTTTATAAGACAATTAAATTTGAGCATGAGCAAAGTCAATCGTTCATGAATAGAGAGTTTTTCGATTTATTTGGTAAGGAATATGGCGACTTAAATAATACTTACAATTACGACGGGGCAGACTATCAAATTAAAGTACCTTTTGAAAACTTATTACATACGGAGTTTACAGGAACAATGACACAAGTAGGTTTTTGCTTAACTAAAAAGCCTGACTTTAAACCTTACATACCTAAACCTATTTTGCTTTATATGTATGAGCAGCAAAGTACGTCTATAAAGTTCTATAACGGGACCACAACAAACACGCTTACAACTTATATGCCTTTCGGACAAGACATGAAGAAAAGTACGGTTAACTATTCTTTAAATTGGGGGTCTGATAATTCAAGTCTTTTGAACGTGCCAATTACACAAGGTAAATTTGCAACTTATTATTATGGTTATTTATCTAACCTATTTAATAAAAAGAATAGGATTACAAACGTTAAAACTATATTACCATTAAGCATACTTACAACGCTTAAACTTAACGATAGGTTAGTGATTAGAGATAAACGCTATATCATTAACCAAATGAATAGTAAGTTAACTAATGGCGAGGTTAGTTTAGAATTGATAAACGACTTTAGACCAGTTAAACCTATTTCAAACTTTAGAGCAAAGAAACCTACAAGCGTAGTGGATGTTGAAGTATTATTTCCTAACTATGTTAAGAGTGCTTTAATAACAACAACAACGGGTGGCGTAACTATTTCGCCAAGTACAATAACAAGTGAACAACGTATAGCGGTAACCGTTCCAACTGATACAAATGTTTACTACGGCAGAATAACTGAAGACGGTAACATACGAGTAACCGAAACGTTTTCAAATAGAATAACAGAGGGTGGAGACAACAAAGTTATTGATTTAGAAATAGAGTACACATTTGAAGACGGTACAATTGAAACTTATAATAATTATATAATACAAGAACAATGATAGCACAACTAATTCAACTATTACAAATATCAGATTTTTACGGACAAAGTGAATTCATTGATATAGCAAAAGGAAAGTTTAAAATTGAAACTACTATTATAGGAAGTTATAAGCAAGGAGTTAGAAAGATAAAAGCAATAAGAAATGGCTATTAAAAAGGAAATTGAGTTAGAGGTTAAAGTAGATAGCGTAGGCACACTTAAACAACAACTAAAGGAAGCACAACGAGAAGTCGAAGCATTAGCGGCCAAGTTCGGGGCAACGTCTGAACAAGCGACAAACGCAGCAAAGAAAGCCGCTGAACTTAAAGACCAAATCGGGGACGCTAAAGCCTTAACAGATGCCTTTAACCCTGATGCTAAATTTGAAGCATTCGGAACGGCTTTACAAGGTGTTGCGGGTGGGTTTAGTGCGGTGCAAGGTGCTATGGGTTTAATCGGTGTTGAATCGTCAGCAGTTGAGGCGACATTGTTAAAGGTTCAAAGTGCAATGGCATTAAGTGAGGGTATCAATAGCGTAATGGCTGCAAAGGATTCATTCACTAACCTTGCTGCTGTAATTGGAAAAACTGCATTAGGTCAAAAGTTGTTAACTGCTGCTCAAGTAGCGGGGGCTGCAACTATGCGAGTTCTTAATGTTGTTATGGCTGCTAATCCTGTTCTTTTAATCGTTGCGGGTATTACTGCATTGGTGGGTGCGTTGGCTTTTTTTTCAAGTTCATCGGAGTCAGCAGCGGAAGCAAATGACAAATTAAATGAATCATTTGAAAGACAAAAGGAAGCAATAGACGCTAGTAATTCAAGGTTAATAAAATCAGGTGAAACAAAATTAGCAATATTACAAGCACAAGGAGCAGACGAGAAAAAATTGCATAAACAAACAGTTGCTAATATAAAAGATGAGGAAATAGTAAGGCAAAAAAATATAAAATATATTGAAGAATTACACAATCAAAAAAAATTAATATTAAAAAGAGCATACGAGGACGAAGATTCGGAATTAATTAAAGCGACTAGAGCGGAAATTTACCAAACAAAAGCAAAGTACGATGAATTATATTATTTAAAACAAGACTTAAACGATAAATTAAGAATTGAGAATATAAGATTTGCTACCCAACAAAAACAAGAACAAGCCGAAGCGGATAAAAAAGAAAAAGAGGAAGCGAATAAAAGAGCTGAAGAGAGGAGAAGAAAAAAAGCTGAAGCTGCAAAGATTCAAGCAGAACAAGACAAAATAGAGCGAGAAAGACGTGCTATGATGGCACAAGGCGAAATAGATGCAGACGCTGCAGCATACGCTTATTTTGCAGAACAAGCCAAAAAGAAAGCTGATGAGAAAGAAGCAGCAAGGCTTAAAGAGTTAGAAGATGAACAATTATTAGCTAATTTAAAAGAAGAAATAAGATTAAAAGAAGTAAGGGACGAAGAAGATAAAGAAGCTAAATTAAAACAATTAAGAGCAAACCAAATACAAGGAACTTTAGATACATTAAACGCATTAGCGAACATTAGTGAATTGTTTGCGGGTAAATCAAAAGCACAACAAGAAAGAGCTTTTAAAATACAAAAGGCAATAAATATTGCAACTGCTGTTATAGATACTTATAAGGCTGCAAATGCTGCTTTGGCTTCGGGCCCTCCTCCGTTTAGTTTTATCGCAATGGGTGCTGCAATTACTGCTGGTTTAGTTAACGTTAAAAAGATAGCTTCTCAAAAATTTGAGGGTGGTGCTGCTTCAAGTGGTGGTGGCGGTTTTAGTGGTGGAGGTTCAAGTCCTAGCGGCATGAATGGCTCAACTGTAATAACTCCAAACTTTAATATCGTAGGTAATAACGGACAAAACCAACTAGGGCAATTAGGTTCGCCTATTCAAGCGTATGTTGTAAGTAGCGACATGACATCACAACAACAATTAGATAGAAACAGATTAAGAAATGCAACGTTCTAAAATTATGAAAAAGATACAAGACATTGAAATGATAATTAGTGATGAAAGCGTAGATGGTGTCTTCGCAATTTCGCTTGTAGATAAACCAGCAATTCAAGAGGACTTTATTTATTTGTCTTCACATGAGATTGAATTAAAGGTAGTAAACGAAGAAAAAAGAGAGGTTGTAGGTATTGCTTTAGTGCCTGACAAAAAGATTTATAGAAACATAGACGGAGAGGAGTTTAATATCTATTTCACTTCACAAACTATTGAAAAGACTAATGAACTTTTCATGAAGAATCTTAACCTAAATAAAATTACGTCACAACATGAAAGAGATGTTGAGGGTGTTAGTGTAATTGAAAGTTGGATTGTAGAAGATTCTAAACAAGACAAATCAAACATCTATAAACTTAACGCACCCGTAGGAAGTTGGATTGTAAAGATGAAAGTTTACAACGATAGCGAATGGGTACGTGTTAAGAATGGAGAGTACAAAGGTTTCTCAATTGAGGGAAAATATAAAGAAGCTGATATTAAAGCGAGTGAACAAGTTTCTGAAACAGACGAATTAATCAAAGAAATAGAAAACTTAATTAATGAGTGAAATACCATATTTTGTAAGGTATAAAGACGTAACCACTTTAGACGGTACGGAAAGCATTTATTTAGATGCTGCAGATTCTGATGTCCCAAAGAAAATGTTGTATACAGATTTTGCGTATATGTTAACCATTGAGAACAATACAATATTAAATGGTGGTATAAATAACCAAGACGAAGACGTGCCACAATTAATTGGAGGTTTAAATGGTGTATCTAAAAATTCAAATACTATAAATAATGGCTAACGAAACAAGAAGGATAATAATTAAAAAAGGCACAAGTATTGCAACTATTCCAAGTAGTTCAGACCATACAGACGGTACATGGTTAAGTACTGATTTATACATAGGAGAGTTCTATATGAACACTACTAACGGTAAAATATACACAAGAACTACAACGGGAATAGAAGAAATAATTTACAATGTTGCAGACTTTGAAGTTTTAGAAAATAAAGCAACAAATTTCAGTGTAATAAATAATAATAAATATCCAACTACTCAAGCTGTAGAAAATCAAATTGATGCTAAATTATTAGCTGAAAACTATTGGATTGTTGGAAGCGCAGAAATTGCAAGGGGTTACAGAGCGCAACACAACTCAACAACGGTATTGTCCGAGAATATTGCGGTAGGAACATTGCAAGGAACAGCAACGGCTGTATCTGTATCAAACACTTCAATACAAACTAAAAAAACAAGGTTAAAAATTGGTGTTTCAACACCTGCATTAAATGGGATTTGTGGTTATAGGTCAACAAGTGCGTTCAATATTGTGGGTACAGGATGGAAATTTTGTGTGGGTTTTGGTGTAAGTGATACAGCGTTTAATACAAGTGCACGTCAATTTTATGGGATGACAGCAACAACAGCATCTTTAGGTTTGTCTTCTACTGTTACAGTTGAAAGTTTGTTAAATATTATTGGTATTGGTTCGGATGCTTCTGATACTAATTTACAAGTATTTCATAACGATGGTTCAGGTACTGCTACAAAAATAGATTTAGGCTCAAACTTTACTGCAAATAGAACAAGTGGGGCTGTTGCTACTGATTTCTTTGTGTTTGAAATGTATAACCCATTTGACTCTAACACTGTTTACTACAAAGTTACTTCTTTAGAAAATAACGTGACAGTTGAGGGGTCAATCACTACGAATTTACCAAGTGATACCACTCCCATAACTATGCAAGCGGTTAGAACTTCGGGAGCGTCTTCAAATGCGTGTTCGTTTGATATTAGTCAATTAACTTTAAATTGTTTATCATGATAGAAGTAATACAGGAAGTAAGAGGTTCTTACACTTATATTGAAAGTAGTTATTTAAATATTATCAAAGTTGGTAATGAAGTTTTAAATTCTAATGTTACGGAAGAAATAACAATTCAAGAAAATATAATAAACAACTATATATAATAAAAATGGGAAGAAAAAAGAAAACAGAAAGCCTTACAAGTCCACAAGGTGGGAATAGAGGTTGCATTTGTGAGGATGGCACATATTCAAAAGAATGTTGTGATGGAACTTTACAAGCGCAAGGAATTGGAGCATTACAAGAGCATACTATTTCAAACGTTACAAACACGAATGTAGAACGTACAATAACCGTAGCTAGAGGTTAAGTATATATAACAGAGTAATTAACTAAACGTTTAAAGAATAATGAAAGATAAATTAAAAAGCGTTAGAGAGTTTTTAGAGCAAAAATTCAACGTAAAATTAAAGTTAGAACAAATGGAAGTAAAATTAGCACAAATGAAACTTGCTGATGGTGTTACTATTTTAGAGTTCGATTCATTAGAAGTTGGAAAAGAAATTTTCATTGTTTCAGAAAATGGAAACGTTCCTTTACCTATTGGCGAATACGAATTAGAAGACGGTCAAATGTTGGAAGTTTACGAAGACGGTATCATTGGAGAGGTTGCAGCTAAAGAAGAGGAGAAAGCACCAATCGAAGAGGCTGAACCCGAAGCAGAAGTTCCCGTTGAAGCATCAGTTGAAGCACCACAAACGGCAAAGAAAACAGTTGAAACAGTATCTAAAGAAACGTATTTCTCGGACATGGAAGAATTAAAGAGAGAAATTACTGAACTTAAAGAACAGTTAAAACTAAAAGAGGAGGTTAAAGAAGTAGTTTTAGAGGAAACTCCAAAACCTATTACTTTCAATCCTGAAAACGTTCAGAAAATGGAGCAAATTAAATTAACTGCTCAAAATGTTCCGTCTGCAAGAGATAGAATTTTAAACATAATTTACAACAACAAATAAAATAAATAAACAATGGCTACTACAACGTCAATTACAAGTACATATGCTGGAGAGTCTTCAGGGAAATATGTTAAAGCTGCTTTATTAAGTGGAAACACTTTATCAAGTGGAAAAATTACAATCTTACCAAACGTTAAATACAAAACTGTATTACACAGATTATTGACTGACGGGCTTTTGGCAAATGCGAGCTGTGATTTTACTGCTACATCTACAGTAACTTTAAATGAGAAAGTATTAACTCCAAAGGAATTGCAAGTAAATTTACAATTGTGTAAAAGTGATTTCAAAAGTACGTATCAAGCTGAAGAAATGGGAATGTCTGCTCACGATGTACTTCCTAAATCATTTGCTGATTTCTTAATTGCTTACGTTATTGAGAAAGTTGCTTCACAAGTTGAGGTTGCTATTTGGAGAGGTGCTACGGGAACTTCAGGTTCTATTGACGGTTTTATGACACAGTTAACTGTTGACGCTGCTTTACCTACTGCTAACGAGGTTGCTGGTACAACTGTAACTGCTTCAAACGTTATTGTTGAGTTAGGTAAAATTGTTGATGCAATTCCTGCTACACTTTACGGACGTGAAGATTTATACTTGTATATTTCTCAAAACATTGCTAGAGCATACGTTAGAGCATTAGGAGGATTTGGAGCTTCAGGATTAGGTGCTAACGGTTCAAATAATCAAGGTACACAATGGTATCAAAACCTATCAGATTTAACATTTGATGGTGTTAAAATCTTTGTTGCTAATGGTTTAGCTTCTAATACTGCAATTGCTACAACTTCTGATAACTTATTTTTTGCGACTGGTTTAAATTCGGATTTGAACCTTGTGAAATTATTGGACATGGCTGATTTGGACGGTTCAGAAAATGTAAGATTCGTTATGAGAGCGACTGCTGGAGTTGGTTACCATACAGTTGGAGATATCGTGACTTACGGAATTACTAACGCTGCTAACTAGTATTAGCAAAAATTAATTAAAGGGTGGTGCAAAAAACGCCACCCTTTTTTATTAACATTAAAAAATAAAAAAAATTATGGCTTGTGATTTAGCAAACGGTAGAGCGGAGAGTTGTAAAGATGCGGTAGGCGGTATTGATATCATTTATATAGCAAATTTCAATCCGACTATGCAATCAGATTTAACGTACGATGTAACGTCTACGGATATGATTACTGATGTAAATAATATTAGTAACCTTTACAAATTTTCTTTAAAAGGGAATAATTCATTTGTACAAAAAGGTACTTCTTCAAGAGAAAACGGAACAACGTTCTTTGAGCAAACATTAACTATTGACTTGAAAAAACAAGATGTTGCAACGACCAAAATGATTAAACTTTTGAGCTATGGCAGGCCACACGTAGTAGTACGTAATCGTCAAGGCCAATACTTTTTAGCTGGTTTAGAGTTCGGAATGGATGTAACTGAAGCAACTATTGACAACGGGACTCAAATGGGTGATTTCAATGGTTATAAATTAACTTTTACGGGAATGGAGAGAATTCCTGCAAACCACTTGAATTGTTCAACAGAGGCAACTTTAGCGACTTTGTTTAGTTCTGCAACTGTAGTTACTTCTTAAAATTAACTATTACTACTTTAAAAGGCTATCTTAATCGGTAGCCTTTTTTATTTTAACAAATTAATAATTTCAACGTTTTAAGATTATGATAGTTTTAAAAGAAATCGGTACGGCTCAAACGTTTAGTTTCATTCCAAGAAGTGATACTTATACAACTATGACTATAACGGATGAACAAACAAATGTAACCACTACGGTAGCTATTACAAGTTCAACGAATGTAAGCTATTACCACACGATTACAGCAACTTTCTCGCTTAAAGAGGAACATACATATAGACTAGAGGTTTTAAACTCAACTACACCCGTTTATATAGATAAAATCTACTGTACTAATCAGACTATTTCAGACTATACAATAAATAAAGATACGTACACAAGTACAACAACATCAAACGACTTCATAATTTTAGATTAATGGATAACGAAAAAATACAAGTAATCAATTTAGCTGAATATAAAGCACCGATTATTAACGAAAGTACACGTGAAGATTGGGTTGAATATGGCGAGGACAACAACTATTTCCAATTCTTAATTGATAGGCACATAAATAGTGCTACAAATAACGCTGTAATTAACAATATTACTAGACTTATTTACGGTAAAGGATTGACTGCTTTAGATGCTAGTAAAAAGCCTAATGAGTTCGCTCAATTAATTACTTTGATTAGTTCGGATGATTTACGTAAAATAAGTGTTGAAGCGTATTTGTTGGGACAATGTGCTATTCAAGTTCACTACGATAAGAAACGTACAAAGATATTAAAAGCGTATCACATTCCCGTTCAATTATTACGTGCTGAAAAGTGCAATGAAGAGGGCGAAATTACGGGATATTATTATTCTGATAATTGGGAAGACGTTAAAAAATACAAACCTAAAAGATTAGACGCTTTTGGTTTTGGTAAATCAGAAATTGAAATACTTTATGTTAAACCTTATTCAGTAGGCATGAAGTATTACTCTAACGTTACATATACGGGTGGTTTACCTTATACGATAATGGAAGAGGAAATTGCTGAATATTTAATTAACGATGTTCAAAACGGTTTTTCGCCTACAATGGTGGTTAACTTTGTTGGGGGTACTGGAACGGAAGAGCAAAGACGTCAAATTGAATCACAAGCTAATAAAAAGTTAACGGGAAGCAAAGGTAAAAAGATAGTTTACTCATTCAATAAAAACAAGGATAACGCAACTACAATAGAGTCTATTCCTTTAAACGATGCTCCTGCACATTATCAGTATTTGAGTGATGAATGTATGCGTAAAATATTACTTTCACATAATGTTACTTCGCCTTTATTGTTTGGTATTGCAACGACAACGGGATTTTCTTCTAATGCAGACGAATTAAAGAACTCTTTATTGATATTTGATAACCTAGTAATTAAACCGTTTCAAAACTTAATTACGGATGCAATCGATAAGATTTTAGCAGTTAACGGCATTAGTTTAAAACTATATTTCGAGGGTTTAAATCCTTTTGAGGATATGTACGCTAAAAAAGAAGAAGCAATTGTTCAAGATACAACGTTAAGTGAGCATAAAAGTGAACTTCAAGAAATTATTGATTTAGCAGAAGATGCAGAACAAGACGGTTGGATTGTAATAGATGAACGTGAAGCAGTGCAAGAGGATGAAGAAGTATTGAACACACACTTACAAGAGGTTGAAAGCAAGTTACAAGAAGTTAAATTATCTTTAATTCAAAAAGCTATTAATTTAGTTTCAACAGGTTCAGCAAATCCAACTCAAAAAAGTGAACAAGACAAACTAGTTAAAGAGAAATACTTTAAAGTAAGGTATAAATATACGGGAAATCCAAGTCCTGAACGTGAATTCTGCAAAGCAATGTTAAGTGCAAATAAACTTTATCGTAAAGAGGATATTGATTTAATGTCAACTAAAAAAGTTAATCCTGGTTTTGGAGAATTTGGAGCAGATAAATACGATATTTTTAGATTCCACGGCGGCCCACGATGTTCTCATAAATGGCAGCGTGTTACTATGATGTTAGATTTAAACAAAATGGAAAACGGTTACGAAGAAATTGGAACTAGAGCAGCAGAAATAAAAGGTTTTAAAGTAACTAATCCTTATGAAGTTTCTATTTATCCAAAAAACTTACCTTTAAAAGGATTTAGTCCTAACAACAAAAATTTACCTTCAGACGTTAAATAGACATGGCAGAAGCACTATTAATTAATAGAACAGATTTAGTTAAGCACACTAGCTTAAACGGAAACATAGACACAGATACTTTCATTCAGTATGTGAAGATAGCACAGGAAATTCATATAGCTAATTATTTAGGTACTGACTTATTCAACAAACTAAAAGCTGATATAGTAGCAAACACTTTAAGTGGAAACTATTTGTCTTTATTAACTACTTACGTTAAACCGATGTTAATTCATTGGGCAATGGTCGAGTGGTTACCATTTGCGAGTTATACAATTAACGGAAAAGGCATATTCAAACATAGTTCCGAGAATGCTAGTAATGTAGATAAAAACGAAATAGATTTTCTTATTGACAAAGAAACTAGTTTAGCACAACATTATACAGAAAGGTTTGTTAGATACATGAGTTTTAATCAAACTTCGTTTCCTGAATATAACAGTAATTCAAACGACGATGTATCGCCTGACCATGACACTAATTTTACTAGTTGGATAATATGAAGAAAGAAGCTAAAAATAACAACCTAAAAAAGTTAACGTTATTATTAAAGAAGTTAGAACAAAATGAGCAATCAAAGAATAAGTGAATTAACAACAAGTAGTGTTCCAATTAAGGCGACTGATTTTTTAGAGGTGTCAGTTTACAACGGTGCGACATACGATAGTAGAAAGGTTAATTCTGACTATTTAAAACCTTATAAAGTCTATACTGCTTTAATGGGACAATTAGGAACGGCTGCACCAACTGCTACTGTTTTAGAGAATACAATAGGAGCAATAGTTTGGACTAGAACGTCAGCAGGGTACTACAAAGGAACGTTGACGAGTGCGTTTACTTTAGATAAAACAGTTGGCTTTTTAACGCTTAACTATATAGGCGACGATTTTACTGTTCATTGTGGGCGAATATCAGCAAACGAGTTTAATATAACAACATTAAACGGATTAGGAGTGGAAGCTGATACAATTTTAGCAAATGCAAGTTTAGAAATTAGAGTTTACCAATAAAATATAAAATAAAATGAGTTTACCAAACATAGACAAATTAGTAGCAAGTAAAGGAGTTTACATTTGCAACGATACAACGGCAGTTACAAAAGTAATCGCAGGAATTTTAGTATTAGAAGATACTGTTTTTAGTGCTATTCGTGTGGCGGGTACAGACGTAAAAGCGAGTTATATTTCAACTCCAGCAACGGCAGTAAAAGCAGGGGCTTATATTACGGGTTTAGGTGTTCTATTTAGCGGGGTTACTTTGACTAGTGGTTCTGTTGCTTTAGTAATCGGTTAATATGTACGGCGTAGGATTTGGATATGGTGCGATAGGTGCTACTACTAAAAGAGGTGGTGGTGGTGCAGCTTATAGCTATATATTAGACACGTATAGCGGTGCAGTTGTAGCTTATTCATTAAGAAAATTATCGTCTACTTATACGGGTAACTGTATTAGAGTTAGACGTTCTTCTGATAATACCGAACAAAATATAGGCTTTGTGGCAAATGTTTTAGATACTGCCTCTTTACTTTCTTTTTGTGGCAGCGGAAGTGGTTTTGTTGTTACATGGTTTGACCAGAGCGGAAATGGAAAAAATGCAATACAAGCAACTGCTACTGCTCAAAATAGAATAGTACGTTTAGGTTCTTTAATTACAATGTCAGGTAAAAGTATTCCATTAGTTGCAAATCCTGCGGCGGAAGGTTATTCGGGAGGTTTATATAATAACTATACTTATTCATCTGCGTTTACTTTACCAACTGTATGGACTTATACATATGTTTACGACTGTTTAGACACTAATAATGAATATATAGGTATTGGAGGAGGTACTTATAACTTTCCTTACTGTTCTTTTCCTACTAATAATATATATGTATCTGATAGTACAAATTTCTTTTCTAAACAAGCACCAACAACAACGGGAAATAAATTAGCATCTACTTATAGAAAGTCAAATACAAATGTAGGAATATTAATTAATAATAGTTCAATAGCTGCAGAAACTGCTTTAACGGTAGCAAATTCAACACCTTTATATTTAATGAACAGAGCAAATACAGGAACACCTAATATGACAGAATGTATTTTATGGAATGTTGACTATTCAAGCAATATGTCGTTAATTAATAACTCAATAAACTCTTTTTATGGCATCTATTAAAGCATATGTGTACAATACACAAGAACAAGCGAATACTGCTTTAAATTCAATAAATTTGTCTTTAGGCATTCCAAAAAATATTGATTCGGTTACTCAATCTTATACATATGTAATGTTTAATAATTCAAAGTATATTATAAAACACGATGAAGTAATAGAAAGTATTTTAGGTTTACCTACTGATTTTGATTATTTAGTTGAAAATCCTATTGTCTAATGAATGCTGAAGATTACATAAAATTGTTCATAGGTTTAGTTGTAGCTATTATAGGTTACTTTGTAAAAGACCTTATTAAACAGTTAAAGGATTTAGAAATAAATGTCGATTCTAAAAGCAGTAAGTTTCATGATACGGTTACAGTATTAAAAAGCAAAGTAACTGCATTAGAACAAGCCCACGATACTAAATTTGATAATTTAGAAAAGATAATCGATTTAAAGTTTACTCAACAAAATCAAAATATTGAAGAATTAAAAAGTGCAGTTAGACACGCTGAAAGGACTATTAATATGAATGCTACTGCATTTGTTGACCTACTTAAAGAATTAAAAAAAAATAACATAAATCTATAACTATGAATTTAATCGAAAACATTAAAAAACCAACTCCGAGAAAACATAAAATTGCAGGTCGTATCGTTACGGCTTTATCGGTGGCGAGTTTAACAATTGCAGAAAGTGGAGTTGTAGACAATAGACCATTGATTAAAGTAGGTTTACAAGCGTTGTCAGGTGTATTTGGAACACAAGCAATTTTCCACGCTCAAAAGACTTTAAGATAATGATTGAACTAGTTGCAGTATTTTTGATTTTAACTACTGCTATGATACTTAAAAATAAAGATAATGGAGAGAATCAGTAAACATATAACATTTAAAGAAGCTACATTTTCGGCAACTGCTCAAAGGTTAGGTATTAAAAATCAACCTACTTTAGAACACTTAAAAGCTATGATAACAGTAGCGGAAAAATGTTTTGAACCTTTACGAGAATGGTACGGTAAACCACTACGAATAAATAGTTTTTACAGGGGAAAAGACCTTAATAAAGCCGTTAAAGGGAGTTTGACAAGTCAACATTGTAAAGGCGAAGCTATTGACATTGACGCTGGAAGCATATCAGAAAATAAAAAGATTCATGATTGGATAAAAGATAACCTAGAATTTACACAATTAATTAATGAATATAATTATTCATGGGTTCACGTATCATTTGATGCAAAGAATTTAAAAAAACAATGCTTAATAATTAAATAATAACTATCTTTACAACGCATATTTTCTATTTTAGTTTTAAGAGTGTAAAGAAATTTACACTTTTTTTATTAAATATAGTTTGTAATTAAATAAAATTAGTTACATTTGCATAAACTAATAAGAAATAATATGGAAAGTTTAAAACACATTCAAAGCGAATTAAAGGCTAATAAGTCGCAATTCAATTCATTTGGTAAATACTATTACCGTAGTTGCGAAGATATATTAGAAGCGTTAAAACCACTATTAAAAACGTATAATTGTACTTTAACAATTAGTGATGAAGTAAAAGAAGTTGGTAGTTTAGTATTCGTTGAATCAACTGCAACGATTATCGACAATGAAACAAAAGACGAAGTATATGTAACTGCTCAAGCTGGTATCGATATAAACCGTAAAGGAATGGACGTAGCACAATGTTATGGTAGTTCATCTAGTTATGCACGTAAATACGCTTTAAACGGGTTATTTTTGATTGATGACACTAAAGATTCAGACGCTACTAACGACCATAAGAAACAAGCTATCGATAACACTAGATTTGAGAAAGCATTAGAAACAATTAAGCAAGGAACTTATACAGTTGAGAAACTTAAAGCAAGTTTTGAGTTAACAGACTTACAAAATAAAGCGTTATTATTACTTTAAAAAATAGAAATCATGCAAAATAGAGAAGAACAAATGTACATGGAAGAAAACTACAACGGTGTTAGTTTAACTACGGATAGCATTAACGTTATTCAAAATCAAATTGATTTAGTGATAAGAAACGTAGATTTAGGCTTTACAAATTCATTAGAAGCATTCGCAGTATTTAAAGAACTAGAGAAGCGTTTTAACGATGCTAAAAAGCAGATTGATACATTAGCTTATAATGAATCAGAAAAGTACGACAAAACGTTTAAAATCGGTTCATATACTTTCACACGAACGGAGGGACGAAAACAGTTTGATTTTAGTAATATTGCAGAATGGAACGAAGCAAAAGAAAACTTAAAGCAAATTGAGAATAAATATAAATCGGTATACGAAAATCAAAAGAATAATATATCTTCGTTAAATGAACAAACAGGAGAGGTTTTAGAAGTGCCTATCGTAACGTTTAGCAAAAGTAGTTTAGCAGTTAAAAACAAGTAAGTAAATTAATCGGTATAGGTGCAAAAACTTCCATTTTCAATAGAACACATTTTTAATAATTTAAATAAAACAACATGGAACAAGAAAAAAAGTACGCAGAATTTACAGAATTAGTAACGCCATTAATTAAATGGTTAGATAAAAATTGCCATCCACATACAACCGTAATAGTAGATGCGTTAAATGCTGAATTACTTGAAGGGGAAATGGTAGTTAATAATGAAGATTATAAAGAATATTAATAATAAATAAAGTAACATGAGTGCAATTTTAAATTTAAGTATCGATTTGTCTAAAGTAGATAAATCTAAATTAGTAGACGGTAAATATCTTAACACACAAATCTTCATTAACGACGAAACAAAGTACGGTAACAACGTTTCAATGGCATATAGCCAAAGTAAAGAACAACGTGAAGCTAAAGAACCAAAGCAATATATTGCAAATGGTAAAGTAGTTTATGTTAATAATGGTATCGTTGTAGCTGAAAAGGAAGTTGAAAACGTGGTTAAAACACAAGAAACAAGTTCGGATTTACCATTTTAACAAAAAATAATTTAATATTTTTAAGTCTAGCTATCAATTAGTTAGACTTTTTTTTTGCAATAAACTGAAAATAATTTAATATTTCATGTAATTAATTAAAATTAAATACATATCTTTGTTTCAACAAAAGGAAATAAAAACACTAAAAAATAGAAATTATGACACACAAAAGACACATTGAATTTAAAGGTATCGAGTTAACAGTTGTTTACCAGGTGTTAGTTTACGAAAGCCACTTTGGTTTAGAAATTCACGAGATATACGTTAGAGATTCAAAAACGGATATTATAGATATGTTAGATGTTCAGTTACATTTAATCGAAGAAGTATTAGAAAACGAATTAAGCCCACGACATGAATTTTAACGAAGATTGGTTAATTAAGCAATATAAAATAAGGCTTAAGATATACGAAACAGATTTACTACATTGTACACACATAACAGATGTAGAAAATAGAATGAAATTAAGAGCTTTAATAATAGCTACAGAGGAGTTCATAAAAGATTTAAACGATTTAAAAGAAAGTAAAAATGAGAGTATTTGAATTACCAGCGAATTACAGAATAATGATGCTTACAGACGATGCAAAATATACTAGTCAGGCATTAGCAAGAGTAAAGGAATTAATAGAGAAATACAAAATTTGTGTTGTTAACCGAAAAAAAGAATTAGTATTTAAACGCCAATTGATTTGTTGGTATTTGAAAAAGAATACTAAATTAACACTTCAAGAGATAGGCGATATTTGTGGGGGTAAAAATCACGCTACTGTATTACACGCTATTAAAAGTATTGAAAACTACAAAACTTATAGAGATAAATATTTTATCGAAATTACAGACGAATTGAATACAGATTTAAAAAACGCATTTATTAACGGAACTAAATTTTAAGATATGAAAACGAATATAACATGGGATTTAAATACTTATAATCCAAAAAAGAAAAACATTCAAAATACAATTGTACCAAGTAATCCACTAAACACATTTAACGATTGGATTAACTACATTCATAATTTAAACAACAAAATAAAATACGGTAAGTAATGGGTAAAACGGGAGGAATAAGCGAAGAAACAAGAATTGAAAATAAAGCGATTAGAGAGAGTATTTATTTATTAGAAAGTCAATATGTAGCTAAAGGCGAAAAAGGTCGTAGAATCATATCTAAAATGCTAATAAACGAATTTAATATGTGTAATACTTCATTAAATTTATGGCTTAATAGACATATCGACTTTAAACAAGAAAATTTAAACAGAGTAAAAGAATTTTTAAAACAAGTAAAATGATTAAAATATATTTATTAGGATTTACATTATTTGCGTTAATAGTGATTATTGGTTTCATGGTGGTTCAAACTGTAAACGTTCGTAAAGAAATGAAGCAATTAACAGATGATTATTTAAGAAGAAACGATAGTTTTATTAATCCAAAAGTTAATATTTCAGATACTGTTGAGGATTTAGAAAAAGAAGAGCGTTATTTTAATTGGATGGAAAATGAGAAAAAGGAAAAGAAAAGGTAGTATCAAAATGCAAAAGTATTTCAGACTGTTAAAGAATGAGCATTGCAGAATATTAAATGAATTAGGTTATTATAAAAATGAAGAAATAGACTAATGAAAAAATGCTTTAACTGTAAAGAATTACTAACCTTAGATAAATTTGATATTGACAATAGAAAGTATCAATTACCAACTGATAAAGGAACGTGCAAAGTCTGTATTGAATGTGAAATTGAAAGGACATTAAACGATTTATCAACGGTTAAATTCAACTACGAAATAAACAAATTTGAAGTAATCAAGTTTGAAAACAAAGAAGAAGTTAAACAATATTATAATTTAAAATATGCAAAAGAATTTAACAATCAATCAGAAGTTGGTGGCTACTTCAATACTGTTACCTTTTATAAGCGATGTACTTGAAGACTTAATTGACAATACAACAATAAGACGTGATATATTTGATAAGTATATGGTTAACAATGCAAGAACATTAATGAAGAAATTCAGAAATACTGATAATGTTTTAATAGGTTCAGCAAGTGTAGAAGCTATTGACCAACAAAGCGAAATATACATTTTACTAAAACAATTTTTTATTGATAATCTAATAATAACAGAAGACAAATGATAGGAATTCACAAAGAGTTAAAGTTTAAAGTTAAAGTAACTAGACTTAACAAAGATAAATTTACGGGTACAGTAATAGAAAGTAACGAAGTAATTTACCCTATCGGGTATTATGGTGTTAGCTTTGACGTTAATCAATATAATTTAATAGAAGAAACAAACGAAACTTATATTAAAGATTCAATAGTTGAAAGCGTTATTAATCAATTTAAACAACGTAGCGAGGTTGGAATAAAGAAATACAACACAACACTAGACAGAAACGATTTAAGCACTTTAGAATGGATTGAACACGCAAAACAAGAAGCAATGGATTTTATTTTATATTTAGAAAAACTAAAGTCAGATATAACTAATTTAAAAAAATCATTATGAAATTTGAATATTTAATTAAAACTTTAGAAACTTGCAAATTATATGTGAGTGATAAAAAGAAAAAAGAAATCGATAAAAAGATAAAAGAATTAATTAAAAAGTAATTAGTTAATAAAAATATTTAATTTAGCAACGTTATTAAGTTAGCGTTGCTTTTTTTATGTATTAATTAATTAGTTTATGGTTGAGAATATCGACAGAATAATGGAATTGTATAAGTCTAACAACTCCAGGAGAGAAACTGCTCGTTTAATGTGCAAAGAGTTAAATATTAACTACTCCGACAATATCAGAAGAAACATTTCAACACTAATAAGCAAAAGAGTTGACAAAGGTATATTTGACGAATGCGAGAAAGTAGGAATAGACCCCGAAAAAGTAAAACATTATTGGTACAAAGGAAAAAACTACTCAATCAATGTTAAAGGGGAAAACAATATATTTAACTACGAAGATTTTAAAGAAGATTTTATCGGTAGCGTAAAAGATTTAAGACCTAACCATATCCAAATAATAAGAACCGAATCAGATGAAGATGGACACTGCTTATTAATAGACCCAGCAGATGTACATATAAATAAACTTTGTTCAGCATTTGAAACAGGAGAGGAATATAATTCACAAATAGCAGTTCAAAGAGTAAAAGACGGTGTTTCTAGTATTATACAAAAATCAAAAGGTTTTAACATAGATAAAATTATTTTAATAGTTGGAAATGATATACTAAACACTGATAACACGAAATCACAAACAACTAAGGGAACTGACCAGTCAACACATTTACTTTGGTTCGACGCCTTTTTAATGGCTAAACAACTTTATATTGATATTATTGAAACTTTAGTAAGCATTGCAGATTTAGAAATAGTTTACAACGTATCTAATCACGATGAAATGTCAGGATTCTTTTTAATGGATTCTTTATATTCATGGTATAATGAACACCCAAATATTAAATTTGATAGGTCGCCAAGCCATAGAAAGTACACAACTTACGGAAAGAATCTAATCGGTACAACACACGGGGACGGTGCAAAGCAAAATGATTTACCTTTGCTTATGTGCCACGAAGCGAGTGAACATTGGCATAAATGCAAACATAGATATTGGTTTACACACCATGTACACCATAAAACAAGTAAAGACATTATGAGCGTTCAAATAGAATCATTACGTTCTCCAAGTCCAGCAGATAGTTGGCACCATAAAAGCGGCTATCAGCATTCGCCACTAGCAATTGAGGGTTTCTTATTTCACAAAGATTTCGGGCAAGTCGCACGTCTCACGGTAATTTTTTAAGCATATAACCTTAAAATAAAAATAAAATTTAAACATATAACCTTAAATTATGGCAAAAGTAATATTAGAGTTCGATAGTTTTGAAGATGCAGATGAAATAAAAGACTGCATGAACGGTTTTAAATGGCGAATGTTAGTTGTCGAATTAGATAACTACTATCGCAATATGTATAAGTATTCAGAAAATAGCGAGGATATTCAATTAGCTGAAAAGGTACGTATTAAATTACAAGAACTACTTTACGAAAATGAATTGTTTTTATAACATTTAACTAATTATTATACGTTAAAGTATTATTTATATAACATTTAAAAAAAATAATAAAAAAGTATTGTATTTAAAATAAATTACTATATTTGCGACATAGTTCACTTCTCACAATACTGAACAAAGAAATTAGGTTTACCCTTTATAGATAATAGAAGTGAGAAGCTATTGTTTGTAAAGGGTTTTTTTATGTATTAAAATAACGGAATGTTATGGAATTTTTTGAAAAAGATTTAGAAGAAATCATTTACTTATCAGATAAAGAAAAATTATCAGATAAAGGTCTTTATTTACATGGTATATTAAAAAGACAATTTAAAATTGGTAACTATGGAATAGCAGATTTAGTTGAAATATCTTTACCAAGATATGATGAATATTTTAAATGCAAAATTAAAGGTGTAATAAATATACTTGAATTAAAAAAAGATAAAATAGGAGTAAGCACATTTTTTCAAGCTATAAATTACTTACAAGGAATTAAAACATATTTAAATAATAAAGATAAAGAACATTTATTTAATTATAAAATTACCTTAATAGGTAGAGAAATAGATTTAAACAGTTCATTTTGTTATTTAGGAGATTTATTTTGTAATTCAATCTATGATGATGAAATTTTTCAAGAATCAAAAATACAAGTTGAATTATATAAATATTCTTATGGTATTGACGGAATTGAATTTAAAGAGATTAGTAATTATAATTTAACTAATAAAGGTTTTTAATCATGGCTATATTTAGAAAAATACACACTTCTTTTTGGTCTGATACATTTATTCAAGATTTAGATAACGACCACAAACTATTTTATTTATATTTACTTACTAATGAAAAAACAAAACAATGTGGTATATATGAAATTTCAAAAAAACATATTTCTTTTGATTTAGGATATAGTATAGATAGAGTATCAAAACTGTTAAAATATTTTATTGATAATAACAGAATAATGTATAATGACAGTACTAAAGAAATAGCATTAAGGAATTGGGCTAAATTTAATGGTTCAACGTCTCCAAAAGTTATAAGTTGCATAAAATCAGAACTTTTAAATGTGAAAGATAGAGTATTGATAGAGTATGTAAACGGTATATATACTGCATCGCAAGAAGAAGAAGAAGAAGAACAAGAACAAAAAGAAGATGATAAATCATCAATTGATTATGATAAACTTTTAAAATATATAAATTTAACTTTTGATAAAAAATTTCAAAAAGTAAACGATAAAGCAAAGAAACAATTTAATGCACGTTTAAAAGATTATCCTAAAGATACATTTAAAATTGTAATTGATAACCTTAAAAATGACGAATACCATAAAGAAACAAGTTATAAGTTTATTACTCCTGAATACATATCTAGAGAAAAAACAGTTGAGTTACATTCACATAAATTAAACAATGAAGTAGTACAAGATGATTATTATTTAAACATAATGAAAAAACTTAATCAACAATGATATTAAATTCAGGACATAGTACAAAATTCTTGAATGATTACCGAGACGGTAAAGTTCAGAAAGGTTTAGGTTTAGGAATTGAGTTAGATGATTATATTCTTTTTAAGCGTAAACAACTAAATATTATTTTAGGACATGATAATGTTGGTAAGTCTTATTGGTTTGAATGGTATATGTTAGCTTTATCAACTCAACACGATTTGAAATGGTGTATTTGGATGGGCGAAAATTCAAGTGGTCAAGTGATGAGGGATTTAATTCAAATGTATTCAGGTAAAAACTATTTTGATTTAGACTACAAAGAAATCCGTAGATATGAAATGAAAATTGAGCATTGGTTTAAATTTGTAGATAATTCAAAACTTTATAAACCTGAACAACTTTTAGAAATATTCAACTCTATTGAAGTGGACGGATGTTTTATTGACCCTTTTACGGGTTTAGATAGAGGGATGACTCATGCAGACAATTACAATTTCTTAAATAATGCACGACAATTTTGTAATCAAACTAATAAAACTATTTATTTAAGTACACATCCAACAAGTGAATCAGGTAGAACATCAATGATTTATCCAGCAAAACACCCTTGGGAGGGACATTTAAAGCCACCGTTGAAAGCACATATTGAGGGAGGTAAACCTTTTTTAAATAGATGTGATGATATGATAGTTATTCATAGACTTGTTAAACATGAGGGAATGAAGTTTCAAACTTTAATCGATGTTGAAAAAATTAAAGATAGAGATACGGGAGGTAAACAAACAGAATTAAATGTGCCTTTAATGTTTAATTATAATTACGGTTTAGGTTTTACAAATGGTGGCAAAGATGCAATTAAAAGAAAAAATGGTATTGTAAATGATTTAGTTATAAAACCACTTTCAAGTGCTATGAGTGATTTTGATAAACCAATACAAACAGAATTAAAATATGTTAAACCTGATGACACCCCATTCTGATGACACAAATAGAAATTAACTTAAATATTGTAAATTTACGAAGTTTACAAGCTACTTTAAAAATATTGCATATAACGGCATATCAAAAAGATAGTCAAGGTAATTATACTAAATTACTAGAAAGCTCTTTAGAAGATATAAAAAACGCTTTAAATTGCATTATAGAGTTAGAGAAGATAGTAAGAAGTAACGAAACATTAATTTCAAGCTATCAAATAGCATTAATGAGAGTAGATAAACAATTAGAAGAAGCAAAACAAGAAAACAAAAACTTAATAGAATTATTATGATAAACAACGAAGTGAAACAAAGAGTTAGAAACATATTAGAAACTAATAAAGATGCTAGAGATTGCGATAGATTATTAATAGCTGAAATATGGAAAAATGATATTCATATAGGAATGTTATATAATTCAGATGATATGTTAGAATATTTAAAAGATGGAACGTTAACAAGTCCTGAAACGATAAGAAGATGCAGACAACATTTACAACAAAATGAAGAATCTTTAAGAGGTTTAAAATACAAAGTAAGACAAAAACTAGGCGAAGAAGTAAGAAACACAATAAGCAAATAAGATGAGTACACCAAAACAAATAATAAAATATAAAACATTACTTCATAAACTATTTAGCGAGTGGGTAAGTATTGGATATAAAAACGGAATAGATGAACTAGATTCTATTTTAAAAAGCAATGCCGATTTAGATACAGAAATAAGTTGTAAGTTATATACTCACGAAGAAATGGAAGCATTGATTTGTGAAACTGAAGTGTTATGTGTTGACTTTGGAATAGAGATAGTAAACGAAAACTTTAGAATAGATGAAGAAATTTAAAATATTAAACTTATATGCCTGTTTAGGTGGAAATAGGTATAAATGGGATGAAGTTGCAAAAGAAAAAGGTATTGAAATTGAAGTAACTTCGGTTGAATGGGATGAAGAACTAGCAAAATTATATCAAGAAAGATTCCAAAATGACAAAGTTATAGTTGCAGATGCACACCAATACTTATTAGACAATTATAAAGAGTTTGATTTTATATGGTCAAGTCCTCCATGTCCTACTCATTCTAGAGCAAGATTTGCAGTTGCTAATAATTACGAAACAAATACGGAAGCAGTTTACCCTGAAATGGCTTTATATCAAGAAATATTATTTTTGCAACATTATTTTAAAGGTAAATATGTAATAGAAAATGTAATACCATATTATGAGCCATTAATCCAAGCACAAAAAAGAGGCAGACATTTATATTGGACAAACTTTAATTTACCAAATGAATTAAATGAAAGAAAAATACAAATAGGAGCAGGTAAAGATGAAGTAAATAAACTTTGTAAATTCCATGATTACGATTTTAGAAAATACAAAGGGGAACAAAGAACAGATAAAATAGCTAGGAACTTGGTAGACTATGAAGCCGGTAGAACTATATTTGAAACTGCTTTAGGAATAATTAAAAAGAAAGATATTAAACAAACTTCAATATTTGATTATGAGATGTAAACAATGTAAACAAAAGTTTGAACCAAAGTATATGCTACAAAAATACTGCATGGTAAACGATGAATGTATAAAACACTTTGCAGAACAAACAAAGTTGAAAGCATGGAACGAAAAGAAAAAGAAAGTTAAAGAAGAATTACTTACTTTGCAAGACTATCTTAAACTAGCACAACAAGTATTTAATAAGTATATTAGATACCGTGATAAAGGAAATGTTTGTATAAGTTGTCAGAAACCAATTAAAGAAAACAATTGCGATGCTGGGCATTTCTATTCGGCTGGAGGACATTATAACGTTAGATTTGATGAAAATAATGTTCATGCTCAATGTTCAAGACCTTGCAACAAGGATAAGTCTGGGGATTTGCTGAACTATCGTGAAAACCTAGTTAAAAAAATAGGTTACGAAGCATTTGAAAAATTAACTGTAGATTCACAATTAACAAGAAAGTTTACAGTAAATGAATTAAAAGAATTAATAGAAACGTATAAACAAAAGATAAAAGACTTTACATGAAATTAAAACGTGTAAAGAAAATTAAAAAAATTTAACATGAAGAAATGTTTTTACTGTAAGATTGAAAAACCATTAGAAGCCTATAAAATAAATAATAGAAAGTACCAAGTTAAAGCAGACAAAGGTAGATGTATAAGTTGTAAACAATGCTTCCTAGAGCAGTCAATTAAAGATTTATCAGTAATTTATTTTAACTTTGAAATTAATAAGTATGAGATAGTTAAATTTGAAACAAAAGAACAAGTAATAAAATTTATAGAAAATGAACGAATTTGAAACATTAAAAGAATTTTTCCTTTGGTTTAGAGAAAACGGAGAAAAGTATTTGGGTGCAAGTATTGAACAGATGCTTGAAATATACATTGAAGAAAAAAACAAAGAAATATATTCAAATTAAAAAAGATTATTATATTTGCTTCATGGAAAACCGAGAACTTCTTAAACAAATTTTGCAACTACCGTTAAGACGTTGGATAATAACAGACTACGGTACGTTTCAGGATGTTCACAAGACTTGTATGCTTTGGTACGATGAGAGTGAACAAATGAAACAAATGTATTTACACATTTTGAAGTTCTACAAAGATTTTAAAACAAAGAAATGAAACGAAGTAAGCAACTACCGAAAAAAATAAGACGTTTAATGTATGGAATGTACATAAAAGGTGCTAATAAGGCTATGATGTTTGAACAATTTTTAAGACTGTTTTGGTAAATCAAATTAACATACTTGCTGCACAACATAAACAATGGGTTGCAATAGTTGAAAAGTTCGGGGAGCATACATTCAGCGAAGATATAGTGCAAGAAATGTACATGAAAGTAATTAGATGTAACCACATAGACAAATGCGTTAACAATGGCAAAGTTAATCGTTCATATGTTTACATGATATTAAGAACATTGCATGGGGACTTTGATAGATACAAAAAGGTTTTAATTAAAAAGAAGTTACCGATTGATGAATGTAGATTCTTAACAAACGAAGAAAGTACAAACGAAGAACAGGAAGCATATGAAAATATTACAAGGTTAATTGAAGAGGAAAGTTTAACATGGCACCCATTCGACAAACTAACTTTTGATATTTACACACAAAAGAAATTAAGTATAAGAAAGATTGCTGATAAGTCAAACATTCATTACATGACTATATTTACAACGTTAAAGAGATGTAAACAGAAGTTAAGAGAGAATGTAGGCGAAAGCTACGAAGATTATTTAAACAAGGATTTTGAACTAATATAAGCAAAATGAAAAAAGTAAGTGTTAAAAAACATATAAAAGTAGATTCAATTATTGAGATTGAAAACGGTTATATATATAAAGTAATAGAATTACACGAAAGAAAATTCAAATGTATTTTAATAAATTATTTATCTGAAGGTACATATTATCAAGAATTTTACTATAATATAGATATGAAAATATATAACGAAACAATTAAAAATTATTAAATTATGGCAAAGAGAGTAAGAAGAACAAAAGAACAAATAGAAGCGTCTAAAGGTTTAGGAGATACTATTGAGAAGATAACTACTGCAACGGGAATAAAAGCATTAGTAAAATTTATAGCAGGAGACGATTGCGGATGCGACGAACGCAAAGAGAAACTAAATAAATTATTCCCTTACAAAAAATTATCATGTTTAGTTGAGGATGAATACAACTACTTAACAAACTTCTTTAAAATAACACATAGGGAAGCAATAAAACCAAGTGAACAAATAGAACTATTAACAATATACAATAGAGTATTTGGAACAAAAGAAGAGCCTACTCAATGTGGTTCATGCTGGAGAGAATTCATTAACAACTTACAAAAAGTATACAACGAATATGAAAACTAAACTATTAATATTTATTTCACTAATTGCATTAAGCTGCAAAAAAGATGAGATTAAACCAAACAAGCCACAAGAAATTTGTAACTGTGGTTTAGTAGTAAGCGACAACGTACAAGACTATTCAGTAGTAATTAGAAACTCATGTAGTGGAAACGAAAAAAGATTTTATCTTCAACAAGGAGATTGGATGAATGCTCATCCAGGAAGTGATTACTGTATTACAAACGTTAATAATTGGTAAGATGTCAATAGAAGTAGAGAGAGTATTTAAGAAGCTAATTAAAAAGATTCCACAAGAGCAAAAGAATAAAGAATTTTATTTACTGTGTTTTGGTTTAGCATTCTACAACAAAGAAAAATACAAAGGTTATAAAGTATTTAACATAGAAAGCGAAAGGGACGAAGTAACAATAATATCAAAGGATGACTTTGTTAGAATGTTTACAGAAGATATAGAAGAGGCTAATGTCGTTAATTGAATTAATAGAGAGAGAAAGAGAAAGACACTCTTTACAAGGATATAAATTAAAAAGAGTACAAGCGTCAACAATACATGAAAAAGATTCACAAATAGTTATAGACAAATATAATTGTGAAGTGTATTTCAATTCAAAGTATAAAGATGATTTTGTAGTAACAGTTTGGAATAAATAAAATTGATTAACCAAAACGAAACCAATGAGCAATAGAGGGGGAGCAAGACCAAATTCAGGTCGTAAACCAAAAGACGAAGAGAATAGAATAAGGGATTTAATGTTACCTTATTCACTAGATGCAATTCAATGTTTAGCAAATATAATTGTAGATGATAAAGCAAGACAAAGCGACAAAATAAGTGCGTCAAAAATTATCATTGAATACTGTTATGGAAAACCAAAAGAAACGGTAGACAATAATATTACATTAAACGATATTAATATTAAAGAGCTTGTTAAGTTTAAATAAGAAGTACATTCCACTATTTGCGAATGATTCACGTTACTATGTTTTAACGGGTGGTCGTGGTAGTGGGAAATCGTTTGGTTTAACCGTATTTTTAGAGCTTCTAACGTATGAAGTTGGACACGTTATACTATTTACTAGATATACATTAACATCTGCTCACGTTTCAATTATTCCAGAGTTCATTGAAAAGATTGAGTTAGCTGGATTGCAAAACGATTTCTATATTACAAAGGATGAAATAGTAAATTTAAAGACGGGTTCAAAGATATTGTTTAGAGGTTTAAAGACTTCTAGTGGAAATCAAACGGCTAACCTTAAATCATTAAACGGAGTTACAACTTGGGTACTAGATGAAGCAGAGGAGTTAACGGATGAAGATGTATTTGATAAGATTGATTTATCTATTCGTAGCCAACTAAAACAAAATAGAGTTATATTAGTCTTAAATCCTGCAACGAAAGAGCATTTTATTTATCAAAAGTTTTTTGAAGCTAAAGGAGTTGAAGCGGGAAGCAATATTGAAAAAGGCGACACAACGTTTATTCATACAACTTATGAAGATAATATCGAAAACCTTTCTGAAAGTTTCTTAAATCAAATAAAAGACGTAAAGAAACGCAGACCTGAAAAGTATAAGCATACTATTTTAGGAGGTTGGTTAGATAAAGCAGAGGGGGTAATCTTTAACAATTGGAAAGTAGGCGAGTTTAAAGAAGTTAATCCGAGTATATTCGGTCAGGATTTTGGATTTAGTAATGACCCGACAACATTAATCGAAACATCTATTGATAGTGCTAATAAAATTATCTATGTAAAACTACATATTTATCAAACACACTTAACCACTTCGCAGGTGTATGAACTTAACAAAACATTTGCTAACGATTCATTGATAATTGCAGATTGTGCAGAACCTAGATTAATAAACGAGTTACAGGATAGGGGACTTAACATTGAACCTGCAGTTAAAGGAGCGGATTCCGTTCGTTTTGGTATTGCATTAATTCAGGATTACGATTTAATAATAGACGAAAGTAGTATAGACTTAATCAAAGAGTTAAATAACTATTGTTGGTTAGAAAAAAAGAGTGAAACTCCGATAGATAAATATAACCATGCTTTAGATGCTTTACGTTATGCAGTAACTTATCAGATAAACGAAAACCAAAATAGCTTACCATTCATTCGATAATACAAATAATAAAAATAAACGTTTTAACATTATGAAATTAGAGTTAATTATACCCGAAAGTTTGAATGAAGTTCCATTACTTCACTATCAGCAATTTGTTGACGATGTGAAAGGAAGTGAAGACAACGACTATATCGGTCAAAAGTTAGTCGAAAGGTTTTGTGGAATACAATTAAAGGAAATAGTTAAGATTAAACAAAAGGATATTTTAAACCTTACTAATCATTTTAACGAACTATTCAAAAAGAAAAATAATTTTAAACCTAGATTTAAGATTCAGAATGTTGAGTTTGGATTTATAACCGATTTAGAGAATATTACAAGTGGCGAGTATATCGATTTAGAGAAGTATCTTCAAGACGTTAACACGTTACACAAAGCTATGGCGGTTATGTACAGACCAATCGTTAAAGAGAAAGGCGACAAGTACGAAATAGAACCTTATCAAAGTGCTTTAAACTATTCCGAAGTAATGCAATATGCACCACTTTCAATTGTACTTGCGGCACAGGTTTTTTTTTGGAGTTTAGGTCAACAATTGTTGAAAGCTATTCCTACCTTTTTGGAGACGGAAATGAAGAAAATGACCAAGAAGCAGCAGGAGACTTTAGTGGAGCAACTCAATTTGCAAAACAGTGGGGATGGTATACAAGCATATATGAACTCGCTCAAGGGGATGTTAGAAGATTCGATGAAGTTACAAAACTTTCCATTCATCAATGTTTAACGTGGTTAACTTATAAGAAACAAAGACAAGAAATATTTAAGGAATGAAAGGACACTTACAAATAATAGATGCAATTCGCACACAGTTAGAAGCTGACGAATTTGTTAACACGGTAACGGAGGGAAGTTTATTCGATATTGATTTGGCTAAAACAACTATGTTCCCTTTATCACATATCATTGTTAACTCATTCCAATTTAGCGAGAATGTAATTAGATGTAACCTTTCTATATTAGCAATGGATGTAGTTGACTTGTCAAAGAAAGAAGTTACGGATGTATTTAAAGGTAACGATAATAAGCAATATGTTATTAATACTGCTTTACTAACTTTAAATAGATTATACCAACAATTAAGACATGGTAGTTTAGTTGATAGCGGTTATATTGTAGACGGTACGCCAACAGTTGAACCATTTGAGGAACGCTTTGAGAATTATATCGCTGGTTGCACAATGACTTTAGATATTAACTTTTTTCCTGATATGACAGTATGTTAAACGATGCGATTCAAAAGGAGTTAAAACGATTTACAGACTACGTAGTTAAAGAAGCACGTACAAACTTAACACGTCTAAAAAAGAATAGCACAAAGACTTTATATGATAGCTTAAAAGGTAATGTGAAAGTATCTACTAACTCTTTTGAAATGTCTATTGAAATGGAGGAGTACGGACACTTTCAAGATAAGGGGGTAAGTGGTAAAAAAGTAAAATACAACACACCTTATTCATATAAATCAAAGATGCCTCCACCAAGCAAATTAGATAAATGGATAGTTAGGAAAGGTATAGCTCCAAGAGATAAGAAAGGAAACTTTATCAGTCGTAAGTCTTTACAGTTTTTAATTGCACGAAGCATATTTAACAATGGAATTAAACCAAGTTTATTTTTGACTAAACCATTTGAAGCAGCATTTAAAACTTTACCCGACGAATTAGTTGAAAAGTTCGGTTTAGAAGTTTTAGACTTATTTAAATACACAATACAAAATCCAAAGAAATGAGTAATAGAATATTTGCAAGGTCGCCTTTTATAATTGAGGTAAACGAAGCATTACAAACGAGTAGTAAAATAGAGGTGTTTTTGTGGAATTCGGGAAGTGTTCCAAGTTCGCCACAATACACACTTTCTAAAGCTATACCAAGTACAACGAATTTACAAACGTTATACAATGTAAGTCCTTTAATTCGTGAGTACATTAAGTTTATTAATCCGTCTTTAAACTATAATTCGGTTGGTACTGCTTTGTTTAACCAATCTTATTGCAACGTTCAAATTAAACGATATAAGAACACAAGTACTTTATTAGACACAACAACTTATTATGGGTTTGACGGTTATTCAGAATACGTGCAAGGTTATAACTACGATAGAGGTCAATACTTATTAGATGAGGGTACTTATTACTATTACTATAATTCAGCTTCGACATATGACGTTACTAAAGCTGGGGATATTACTTTAGAGGTTACAAATGGTTGGAAAGCAAAGTTCACAAATTTAGTAAGTGGAGCAACAACAACGGGAACATTTAACTCAAGTGGTCTTAAAACAGTTCATAGAGTTAGCGGTACATATTGGGCAAACGGTAATAAGTTAGAGATTACAGATGCTTCAAATAATGTATTAAGAACATACTACTTTAAACCTATTGAAGAATGTAAGTACACACCTTTACCGATTGACTTTATTAATAAGTTCGGAGCATGGCAAAGAGAATGGTTTTTTAAAGCGAGTTATGATAATATCGAAATTCAAAATACTGAATATAATTTAATGCCTAATGTACTTCCTAGTTATTCATATAGAGAGGGACAAACAAAAACATTTAACACGAATGCAAAAGAAAGTATAAGAGTTAATACGGGGTGGGTAAATGAAAACTTTAAAGCAACTATTCAGGAAATAATGTTGAGTGAAAAAATATTATTAAATGACTTGCCTGTAAGATGCAAAACTAAAAACATTGAGAAGTTTAAATCTATTAATTCAAAGACTATCAATTATACTTTAGAATTTGATTATAACTACAACACTTTAAACAACGTATTATAATGAGAAAGGTTGACTTATATATTGAAACGGTTGAGAATAGTGGAAACTACTCTAAAATAGAATTGTTTAATAATGAAGAAATAACGGTATCTAGTTCGATTCAAAACGTTAACGATATTAGTAAAATATTCACGGATTATTCACAGTCTTTTACAGTACCGTCTAGTGTTGTTAATAATAAAATATTTGAACACTTTTACAATAATGATGTAGATACTTTACTAGACCATAACTTACGTAGAAACGCTTACATTGAGATTGATTATATGCCATTTAGAACGGGCAAAATTCAATTGGAAAAAGCAATGGTTAAGAATAACCAAAACGAAAACTATTCGATTACTTTTTATGGCGAAACGCTTTCATTAAAAGATAAGTTTGGGGATGCTAAATTAAAAGATTTAGATTATTCATTTGTAACTACTACTTATTCAGGTTCAGCAGTTCAATCGAGAATTACAGACACTACGGATTACGATATGCGTTTTCCTTTGATTAGTTCACAAAGACGTTGGACGTATGGCGACACAACAAGTACAGATATAAGTATTCCGGGCGGTC